ACTCTATACTCTCTTCTTGGTTGAGAATCAGTAAAGAAATCAACTTGATCCCAAGTCACGCCATCCACTTGAACTTTAATAGAATCGTATATAATTGGTGAATTTGGAATTATAATTGTTTGACCAACTGAACCATCTCCAGCTTGTTCAAAAATTGATGTTTTTCCTTCAAGACCTATAACGCTTGCGTTGACAACACTTCCTGCTGGAATAATTATATCTTGATCAAAAATAGGATTGTTGTTTGCATCAGCAGGAAAAAGCTCAATGTCTATGTTTGTATTACCAGAACTAACGCTCAATTCAAACGGCGAAGGTATTGTCACATCAATTGCCAATGTATTATTCAATGTAGCTGTCCACATTGATCTTGATGCTATTGGAGGCTGTGGTTGAAATCCAACTAATTTTGCAAGCCGAAAAGCGTTTTCTGTTTCTGTAACTGTGTCAATAAAAATTTCATTTGAAATTTGATCCATTTTGAATGACAAAGTATCTGCAATAAATGCCCAGTTTTCAATGAGCATAATGGCAATAGATGATTCTACAAAATCAGAAAAATCTGTGCTGAATTTTTGTTTGACAAAATCAATAAGTCGTGTCTTCATAGACCAAAAATCTTGATTCGTATAATTCAAACTAAATATATTTGGAGTCGTTATTACTTGCGATTGTGTATAAGGCGTAATGTCAAAGGGGCAGTTATTAGATTGAGCCATTATGATCCTCCCAAAGGTACTTCGAGTGTTAGTTCTTGAATTTGCTTAATATCTTGTGGATCAACAAAAATTATTCTAATAAATAATATATGTTCAAGTTCCGTTTGATTATCTAAGTTATTGATTGAATTTTTATCAACGCTAGATGAAACTTCAATATTTTGAACAGCAATACGTGGCTCCCAGCTTTTTATGGATTTTATGATCATGTTTTTGGCTTGAGTCTGTAAATATGGATCATTTGGCTCAAACAACAAAGACCTAAGAGGTGTTCCAAAATCTAAATTCATGACTCTTTCACCAGGATTCGTTAACAATAAAACCAATAGATCTGATTTTATCTGGTTAACGCCTTCTTGAGAATAAAAATATCCTCTTGGAGTCTTTGTAACTGGATATGGTAAACCTTGAAATATTCGCATCTTTTAACACCCAGCACCTTTAACAAATGGAGATAATTGAAACATTGAAAGCGTACTTGCTTTAGCTGATGTACTGGCAAAAATTCTGTCACTTATTTTTACTGTTCCAGTGGTATAGTCATAAACAACTACTGCACCAAAACATGGTTCGTTAGCTCCATCGCCACCACAACCATCTTGCCCTTGTTTTCCAGTACAGTCTTGACCAGCCAATAAGAAAATCTGATCCTTTGCAATAAACAATTGTGATTTTTCGCTAACATTAATGTAATAATCTTTTGTTGACACAAGGTTGTTTCGACTTACAAATTCAACTTTGTCAGCAGGATTATTATCTATGTCACCAACATAGGTAGCATGCGTGTCATAAGTTTGACACACATAATTCCCACCAGCCCGTAAAAATATAACGCCTGGTCCTGATGGAGACTCTTGCATAAATAATTTATGTGGACCACGAACCGTATTGTCTTTTTGTGGACATAAGATTTGAATGTATTGTTGTTGAGTTTCTTCTTGGCTAAAATTATCTTGAAATTCCATCTGTAAGCCATAACCAGTTCTGATTTTTACAAAAGCTTTTTTAGCTTTTGGAATCGGAACGCCACCTTCCATTCTACAAGGCGCACATTGCTCAACTGATTCATCAACCATGTCAAACGTGTGATTGCTGGTGGTTTGAAAATGAATGCCTCTTTCAGACCCTCCTATATTAGGAGGACAACTGGCGCAATCCTTTTGTGATTCCGTATGATCATTTAATTCTATTTTGTTTCCGCAAGCAGATAAGAGTCGAATGTAATTATTTTTGCCCCTTAATGCAGCCCCGTCATCACCATTTGGTCCTTCTAAATCACTCATTTCGATTTGATGACCTGTTGCAGATTTCCAATATGATCTACCGGCATAATGATTATTACACCCAAAATCAAATTCGCGATCCCAAGTTGGAGTTCCTGATGGCTCTTCGACAGAATCATCCATAACAAAAGTATGTCCAGAAATAGACATAATTTGAATTCCTGTTTGTGGCAAATCGCAAACATTATTTTGAGGAGTCGATGCGCCTTTGTATGGACGACATTCTTGACTGTGCTTGAAAAATGGATTTGCCCCAACTTGACTTTGATAGTATTTAGATTCAGGATTGCCTGTTGATGGGTGTCCACCTATAATTTTTGAATTACTTCGATTTCCTTGACAAGGAACTTCTTCTTTCTTTTTTCCAAGTTTAGGACTTAAATCTTGAGTATCTGCTTCGGCTTCTGAATCTGCTGCTGACAATACGGTTGTATTGTCAATCTGTAATTGCTGTATTGCCTCTATTGCAAATCCGCCTCTTAATTTATCTGTCTGAGAAGAATTGCTTACACCTTCTATACAACTTGTCTCGGCATCTGCAATTTCTCTGCCTCCACATTGTGGATTCGCCCATTGACCTGAATAATGCAAATGATCATCTTTTAACATTATCCAGTTTCCACAACTAGACATAATTTCAAATCTTTTCCATTTTCTATCACATTTTGCATCGCCATCAACCATTTTAATATAATGTTTTTCTGGCGTTTTGAATCCATAAATGTTTGGATATGTGATTAGCTTTTGCGCATCAGGATTTGACGAAAAATCAACTAAAGATGATAAATCATATCCATTATAATTTTCTGTATTCCAAGGAGGCAAAACTTGAGATCCATCATTAGGTCCAACTAAATAACCTTTTCTTTTTCCTTCGTGAATTTGATAATATTCATCAATGTTAAAGCCAAAAGTGTGCTCTCCATCAGGACCACGATTTCTATGCCAAGTTGTTCCAATATAAAAAGGAGATGAACGATTTCCATTTTCAAATAAAATACAAACAGTAGATCCAGCCGGTGGCACCCATGTTGATCCGCAATCGTCAAAACCTCCAAAATTTGAAACTGGAAATGCCCAAGGAAGTTTTTCAACACTCATTTTTGGATTATGAAATAATGGAGAAAAAAATCTAATTCTATTTTGCTTCCATATATCAATTGTGTCAATACATAAAGCTGTGTACAAACCAAACATAGATTCCGCTTGTTCAACAACTCTAGATGCTGCTGACATTTCTTGTCTTGCAATAGTTTTTACACTATATCCTAAACCACCAAGTTGTTGCTCTAAAGAAATTATTCTTCTTTCTAATAATTTTACTTGTTCTTGACTTGCTATAGACATTTTTTACCTTTGTTTTATTGATCCGAAGCAACAGTTGCTTTGCTGACGCCATATGTATCGCCATAACTTTCAGTGCCACCACCACCTAATGTTGAATCTGCTGGTAAAGTAGAATTTGGCAGTTGCATAATGACATGCAAAGTTGTTACAAAGCTTCCTTCTGTGATTTGATGACTTACTCCTTTTATAAGATAGTGTTTATTGCTTAACACCTGATTGCAAGTTGGTTCGCTAATCCAAGTGCAATCTGTTTTTGTGCTAAAAGGATTTAAAACTACAATAGAAACTTCTTTGCCCAGAAAGTCAATAAGATCTGCAAATGCCGGATCGCCCATTATTTTTAATTGGGCATCAAATGCAGCATATGGAGTTTCAACAATATAATTTGCATCATATTGAGCAGAAAAAGCCTTTGCAGATTTTGATGCTATGTCATCAGGGTTTCTAAAATGAGATTCGTGTTGTTGCTGTGCTGGCGCTGCGATTGAGCCAGCTTTTTGAGCGTTTTCTTCAATTGGAGTAAGTTTTGCTCCACCAGCACTTGTTGCACTTCCACTAACAGCGCCTGTGCTGGCTGAAGGCATCCATTTAATTGTTGGATTAAATTCTAAAACAGGAGAACAATTTCCGCCATTAACGATATAAGTTCCAATATTATATTGGCATGAAGCCTGACCAAAAGGGCTTTCTTTTAAAACCATTTCATAAGTATTTGAGTCATATTCTAATAAAACACCTAAATCATTAGATGTCGTCACAGAATTCAACCAACTTCTCACAGCAGAAACAGTGTTTTGTTGATTCATTGACCAAACTCCCAATGGACCATCGGGTCCACCGTCTGAATTTTTAAATTTAAATTCTTTGAATCCACCTTTTCCATCACTGTCTTTTGATTCAAATCTAACACCTTTGTATTTCGGTTCGTATTTTGTAAAAACTTCTATAATAGCAGATTTTAGCGTTCTCTTATTTGCTTGATCTCCAATTACATTATCTTGAATCACCTCTGGGGATTGGACTGTTGGAGCGCGAATTTTAAATTTTAATTTAATTATTGCATTTTCAAAAGTTTGTTCAACTTCTGAAATAAATCCTGTAATTTTTTTTCCTGTAATTTGATTGGCTGTCCATGTGGTAGTTAATTTTCCATTACAATCTTGAAGTATCCAACCAAAATCTAAATTTATTCCAGCAGCTTCTGTGGCGGCATTTGTTATTGTTTTGTTTATAGCACGTATAATATCTCTATACGCAGTTCCTCCAGAATCCACTATTTCAATATCTGCTCCAAAACTACTTGTTCCTGGTTCAAAACCGTAAGTGAAAGAACTAATTGCTGCGTGATTTTTATAAGCTGGAGAAGATTTATTCCCCATAGTAATATTAATATCTCCAATTGTCACTGCAACATAAGGGGTGTATATTGCACCAGGATAAGCTTGAAATATATCTTTCATACAAGTATAACTTGATAAACAATCTAGTTGTTGAAGTATTGTACATGCCATAATTTATCCAAAAATTGAATTGGGAATCCTGATATTTAAACCTGCTTTAAAATCATAAATATCTTTTATATTATTTGCTTCTAAAATTTTCCACCAAAAATCTGGTGTTCCATAGGCGTTTTGCGAAACCACATCTGGACGGTACTCCGTACCAGATGTAACGACATAATATTTATCACTTTGACTAATAGGAACATTTGTTTTTTTATAAGTAGAAAATGATAAAATTTTATTTTCTGTATAATAAACAACTGTAGAGCTTGAATATCTGCTAGTTATTGGAACATAGCGTGTTGGTCGGATGTTTGTATATTCTATGTAGTTTGACATGATTTTAATCTGTTAAAATTGTTTCTGCTCCTGGTAAATCTGATTGATCGTATATTACATCAAATTGCATATCTACATCTAGTTTATATGGCATGAAATTGATTTCATCCCAAGGCACACTTGTGTCAAATTTCACACTGTAACTCTTCATTACAGCACACAATTCTCCCTCTTTTTTTAATAATTTGCCACATCTTAAGCGACATACTGGAGGAGGCGCATAAGCAGATCCAGTTGGTGATGTTGGATATAAACATGATTCTATTAATCGTAAAACATCTAATATTTCATCTTGATCGCCTTCTTTTTGAACAAAAAAGTGTGCAGTCCATGAAATTGATCTGTTTTCTGAGTTCCTATAGCTTTTAAAGGGCATAGAACGACCAATTGCATTTTCATCTGGATAGCTTGCACTCTTTGTGTCTGATATATCAGGCAAATTGTCCATTACAATTGTATAGTTCTCTCCTGAGATAAGAACAACTATGTAGCAATCTTCTAAGTATCTTAATTTACCGTTGTTAATAGTCGCTTTCATTTTATCCCTTTTTATACGCTAGGTGGACCCATATTCATAACACCCTTAGCCGAACCTTGAGACACTAAACCAATTGTATTTCTATAAAAATTAGCAGGTGCGTGACGAACTTGATTAGCAGAAGTTGAACCTGGCTCTCCGCCACCGCTACTTGTAATAGTAGCGGATGGCTGTAAAATGACTAACATTTTTTGAAATAAATCAACCAATTGTTGCAATTGATCTGTTTGTATCGATGTTTCATTTGCAATTTCTCCAAGTTCAGAAGATGCAATTTCAGTTTTCATAGGAGTTGTTGATGCTTTTTCTCCAGCAACCATTGTCTCAAAGTTTGCATTTTGAGTTCCTCCTAAAACTGTACTAACAGCCGCTTCGTTTTCTGGACTAGGTCCGAATACAGTATTTGACATGCTGCTAGATAAATCTGGACTAGATCCGAATACAGCATTTGACATATTACTAGCCAAATCTCCAAGTGGTGAAGACCCAATTAAAGATTTCCCACCTTCAATCAAAGATTTAATAGGTCCAGATTCTAAA